CAAAGGGCCACGCACCCCGCTATAATTCGGGGGCCACCAGTGCCAGGTATATTCGGCACTAAATGTGTGTCGATGAAGACACACCAGAAAGGTTACGATCCCAACCAAGGACCGTAGCTTTCCCACCGTGTTACTGGAACAGTTACCTGTTTCCAGTAGGAGCAGATCCCGTTAGGGAATCCACCCCCACGCCATGTGGGTATCGTGGAACGCTCACCAGAAGCAAGCGACCGCAATAGTCGTCCCACACCATCCGGATCAAAGTTACGTTTGATGTTCACGTAACCCCGACACATCCAAGCTTGATACCTGGGGGAATATGAAGGTAGACACTCATCAAAATCACCGATGAGAGCCATATCTCCATAACCATCAGGAATGCTTGGTCTCTGTAAAGGAGACGGTAGCAACGCTACTGTAGTGTCGTAAACAGACTTTAGTAACGGATCCAACCCGAAGGAGTCTAACCTAGACCACCGACGGATCGAATTCGCTAACCAAAGAAGTCTGTCCGGAGTTTTTATATCCTTGCGGATATAAAAAGGCGTAACGTCTGTCCCCCGAAAATAGTGTTTACCACACGATTCTCGGAACGGCCCTTTGACGAAAGTTTTCTTTAAGTTGGCTTGGAAGCCACAGAAAGAGAGCATCCATATCAAAGAACCGGCTATCGACGAGGATACGATTATATCGTCCCCGTAGACAGCAACACGACGATCCAGAGGCTGGAACAGTTCCACAACCGAGACAGAAATTGCCCAAAAAATGAGCGACTCTAACTCGAAAGTGAAACCGTTCCCCATACTGGATACCTTCTCGTAAGATATAATCTCACCAGAAGGTAGAGTGCCTCTGGGTGATCGCGACTGCTCAATCGCGATCATCCAGTCTGAGGGCATCAGCATACGAGTCAGCTCCAAGGAGACTGAATCGGATGCAGATGAAAGGTCAATAGTCGCTAGAGAGTCCGTTAAGGACCCTTCTTTCGCTAGAGACTGATTTAAAGATTGATCATCTAAGTCAATCTTCACCCTCTTCAGACGGGAACGTATCATACCGCCAATCCCTTTCTGAACAAACATGTTCAGATCAGGTTCAATGGCGATGACACGGTCCGTCTTGGCACTCTTTGGCACGGTGACAATCTTGTTACCTGGAACAATTTCCACAAAGTCACGAAAATCGTGAAAGTGGATTTTGTCGAGAGGTGATCTATTCAGTTCAAGAAGAGATCGCTCCCAAGCTGGTATGCGTTTAACCGCACACCAGGCCAGGGCAAGATTACCTTCTGTCGTATGGGGTCTAACGGCCCCGTATTTGAAGTACGCATCACCTTGCCTCCGGGACAATGACGTTGTAGCGCCAGGCCCAAAGCCAAAATGAAGCTCGGCCTCTGACCAACAAAATGGTCCGAGTAAACTTGCGATTTTTAACTTTGCCAGCTGAAGTACTGACAAAGGTGTGTACGGTGAGTATAAACTCCCCGGCACCTCGTAAGTTAGGCGAAAATTCGCTTCCGAGCACCACTTCTCAGCTTGAAGGAACTTTTCGATAGCAACGGCCTCACGATCGACATCCAAGTCTAAGTCAGGTGACTTAGATAAGAGTTCGACAGCGAGATAGTCACGCCGAAAAGTCTCACAGTCTGGATAATCAGATGGGTTTATACTCATCTGAACTAACGCACTGTGATCGCCGGCTAAAAAGTCAGCGGCCTTCTTACTGATATCAGTGTCAAGAGCATAAAGAATCTCTCGACAGAGACTGGTTGTCATACTTGCAAAACGACGGTGCAAAAATTTACAACTTTTGCTTCTCATAGGATACTCCTGTGTGAGATGTACTGGTCTGATCGGAAGGGGCGTCTATCTAATAGACAAAACCCCAGCCGGATCAACCGTAGGAAGGGTCAAGATTTTCCACCGCACCCAAGAATGGTGCAGAGGCAATCATGTCCTTGATACGGAGGTACAGATCAGTACGTTCCGCCGACGTTGAATTTGACGGCACCCACACCGAAACCTGAACCGTAGAAGTACGGAGCAGAGTTCCGGCGCAAGCGCAGTCACTATCAACGGCCTGTACGACAGGGACATTGAGCGAGAACGTTATTCTGTTCACGGTCCCATCGGTAGGTGTGACGAACTTTTCGGTAAGATACGAGAAAGAATTTCCCGTACCCCCCGATCGATTCGCCCACGTGCTGATACCATTATTGGTACCAGACGGCGCGTAGACCACTGTATTCAGGGTCACGTTAGCTTGCTGTGCCATGGAGATAACTCCAGTCGTTGAGGTTAGCGGAAAGCATTCACAAGGAGGGATAAACCCTCAGAAATGTGAGTGCTCGTGAAGGGATTTTTGAAATGGGGGAGCCCTACCCCAGGTTGCGACGTATATACCGACCGTTGCATTTGCATCCCTTTGAACGATAGTCCAGAAAAATTCTTCTGGATATACCATCCTTTGCGGATGTTATTGCTAAGTGGGTACGTACGACCTGTCATGCGCACAAGATCCGTTCTGGTTCCAGACTTAAAACGCCAACCCAAACCGGCGTCCCAAGACTGTAACCAGTTGCCAATTGGAAGAAACCAATCGACAACGAACGAATACTTGAGCTCTTCCCAGATCAGATCCACAGGGTTGGTTAGACCCAGTGAAGCCAACGCAGCAAGGTAAGGGTTATCCATGTAATAATACAGGATAACCTTACAAACGCGAAATGCCTGCCAATCTCTGGCAGTCATATTTTCGTTTGTATCAAACGGAAATCCAGACGACAGTTCGATATACGCAGCGCCGTGCTGAGTTACGATACCTTTAACTTTGGCATCGTAAGCTTTTGCATTGGTACTGAGTTGCGAACAAGAGCTGAATATATCCGACATACCTGGCTTCCAACCGTACTGAAGTTTAAGCCACTCGTCAGGAATGTTTTTCCATTCATTACGAGCACCATTCTTCACAACTTGGCCCCAGAGTTTGGGACGGTTGCGACGAAAGGCTTTGACGGAATTCGTGATCCTCTCGGCAGTTTCGACGAGGAGATCAACGGATTGTCGCCATTCATAAACATCAGACGCCAAGTCCACTTGTTCATCTTTCAGTTGAGCAAGTGCCCTTGACACAGCTGTAGCTGCCATCCAGGATGGATTAGCAGTTACGATACCAACCAATGAAGAAGCGACAGGATTATAGGGTGACATCCACCCATCAGTCCCGTCGTTCTTCATAAAGGTAGTACCGTCAGCTGGGTCGCCGAGAACCTTGAGATAGAAGTGACTCCAAACACCTGGCTGTCGCCATTTGTCAGAGTCTACAGGGTGGTTTGACGAAGCAGGTCGAGTCTCTCTCATATAACCGTAATCGACAGTATCATGGCCCCAAGGGGTCCATGCATGACTGACGTAACGGTAAGACGGGAGGGATATCGAACTGTGATCCGTTAAATTCACTGCAGGAGTTGTCATCTCCACACCTAGTCAAAGGAATGACTGCCCCCTAAGGAGGGCAGCTAAACTCGAACATAGTTCGAGGCCTAGCTGCTCTCCTTTCG